TTACTTTATTTGATGATATAGAACCTGTATATGTATCTAATAAAATTAAATCTTGATTATATCTATCAATCAATTCCATCTTATAGACAAAATTATTAATTCTATCTTCGGCCGAAGAGTAGAATATGAAGTTCTCAAACTCTCTGAAATTTACATTTAACTCTACTGGTAAATTATTTGTAGAAATATACCTATCGAGTATTTCCTGTGAGGTTTGTACATTCGCGGAAAGAATATCATTCCATGATTTATATGCCGTTTCAGTTGTTGTCCAATAATCAACATCTACTTCAAAATTTGCACCACGTAATTGATTTAATGGAACATCAACTTCTTCACCAACATACGTTACCGTATCAATATACGGTCTCATAAATTCTTCGTCAATCCAACATTCAAAGAATATGTCTAAATCAGCAGGAAGTGGTTCGTATAATTTTACATACAAACTGTGGTCACTACCATCCGATGTTACATTGATAATGTTGGATATTTTATTTTCACCAAAATTTAACACATAAGACGGTATGTATTCATTTGGTCTTAAATAATTTAGGACAAATTCTTTTAGTTGATTTTTACCATCTGTTGAATTTGAGTTTATAAGAGAAAGTTTTAATTCTGATCTATCCGATGATATATCGGAAATAAACAATTTAACAGGACTACTAAATCCACCGATTGCATTTTGCAAAAAGTTATAAACTACTTTATAAATACCGGATATATTATTTGCTTTTCGTAAATCTCGGTGAACATCCAGTAGAATATTATCACCATCAACTTTCCACGATTGAACATTATAAATAGTTGATACAAAAGCACCATTTGGCAAAAATGTATGAAATTCAAAATTATAGAAAGAAGGATCTGGTGGTATTAATTTAAATGAAACAGGTATTTTTTCAAGAAGTTTATTATCTTGAAGAGATACTCGTGTTCCACGTATAGGACCAGATGTAGAAAGTATTTCGTCTATATTTTTGTATTCAAAATTTGCCATAAGATTATATCAATTGTTTACCCTTCAACTGGTTCGTTAATGCCGTTAAATCATTTGTTAATTTTCCTAGTTGTTCTTGAAGTGCTGCCAATTGTTCGTCTTGTGTACTGTTCGATGCATTTGTTTGAGAGACAACTTGTCCAGCAAGTGCATCTATTGCATTTGTCATTGCACTCAATTGAGATGTAACACTACCAGATATTTCAGCAAGTGTAACATCTATTGTTGATTGTAGATTTGTTATAGTTTCATCTTTACCAACCAAATCAACATCTTTCTTTATATTGTCCAATGCAATAGAATCGATATAACCCTCATGTTGAATTTCGGCATCAACCATAGAATCTATCAATTCTTGCTTTGCTTGAATTATTTCTTCCAATCTATCAATTTTTGCCTGTAATCCAGGTATTGTATTTTCATCTGCTCTTTTTAAATTGGAAAGTTCAGACAAAAACTCTTGTAATTCTTCTGGCGCAGTTGTTACATTTGATAGAATATCTTGTATTTTCTTTTCTACATTTCTTTCAGATAAAACTGCATCTTGTAAATTTTGAAATGATTTATTAAGTACATAATTAAAACGTTCTCGTTTAAACTTATCATCTATGGCAGGAATTATTAATCTACCTTCATTTCTGAATATGTTTTCATACGAAATAACTCTGTTTGAATCGTCTCTACTGAGTGTACCATCTTTAGGATAAATGTCAACCGTATTAATTAATGTGTCTAAAGTTTCTTTCAATGTTTCCGACGGTAAAACACCAAATTCGTCGCCAGTTATAACTTTTCTAACTATATAATAATCGAATGCATCTAATTTGTATTTTGAAATACCACTTAATGCATCTTGTATTAATCTTGGATCAGTGGCTGTTTGTAACTTTTGTAATTCTTTTTCTTCTTGAATGTATTTTTTTATTATCTCATATTCATATGATTGCTTAAACGATTGAAATTTTTCAATTAATGTAAGTCGCTCATCTGATGTTGTTTGACGATACCGTTCAAGTTTAATACCGTTGCTCTTAAAAAAATCAAAAAATGCCTCATAAGTTGGCATTGTAAAATTTGGATAATTATCGAGTATGTATTCTGCCTGATTAATATCTATATCGGCGAGAAATAAAAATTTTACCAAATCGACTGGTTTACTCGGAACAGTTGTACTCATCGTATAACCTTAAAGTAATAATTGTTATCGAACAATTGAACTGTGTCACCGCCATCTGTTTCCGATTTTACAACCACTCTGTAAAATCTTTCTGGTTGAAATGAATTCATCCACAGATGAAAATAATTCCCATCAGAATCACAACTTATCTTTGTACCATTTGTATTGAATGGTACAATTATTTCGTCAGTATAAGCATCTCGTATTTCATAATATGACGAAGACGGTAGATAATAATTTTTTGTATAATATGATTGTGTGGTATAAGTTTTTTGAGGATACCTTGTATTTGCATAAATTCTTATTTTTGCTTTTTCAGATTCAGAATAATTTTTTTTCAATTTTACATTTACTATCGTATTTTCGGAATCTACTTCTGTTAAGCTTCCAGTAGAAAACGATGAGTCGTCCCATACCACATGCAACCTTGGAACATAAATTGTATTACTATCTGTTCCAAAAAATTTCAAACTATTTAATGTATTAAACGAAGATTCTATTTCATCACTGAATTTTAAAATTATACCATCATTTTGAAATCTACCAGAACCAGTTATCCATTTCTTAACGATAGGTGTGACATCCATGTAAACATCTGATGATTCAAATGAAAACGATTGTGTACACTCTAAATTATCATAGTCCCACCATGTACCACCACCCTCAGTGGAATAATAAGAAGATGTAACATTAGCAGATAAGTTTACGCCCCATAAAATATTTGCATCTACCCATGTTTGTGATATTTCATCCCATTCAAATTGAGAAATTGTTGGTGGTATATCCCATTCAGTTCCTATTGTTTTTGATGTTCTATATTTCCAAGAGGCACCATCGGTTGTAATTGGTTTGTTGAAGTATCTACCCGTTCCATTTGTCCATGATGAACTCAATGGATAAGCGTACACAAGATATTCTTGTGGAATTTCTCTTGCCTCGACGGTTCTAAGTGATAGGTAGTATTTTGCATTTTGTGATATTTTTCCAGAATTAACTTTTGATTCTATATCGGAAGTATCAAATTTAAGAAGAACTCTACTATTAAATCTACTCGATGATCCAGCTAGTTCGTGTGACAATTCAAGTATAGAATCCAAACCACTATTAAGTGATTCGGTTCTTTCATAAATCGTTGCATCCTTTTGAGCGTATAAGGTGTATATCATCCAAATGCCCTCACTTTACCAATTATATCATTATCCGGGTATCTTACTTCAAATATTGAAGGATCTAATGATGGAAAAATAATTCCATCTTTTGTTGCATTTCGTATGTTATACGCATTTCCATAATATCCAGCGTCAATATCATTTAAATTAGTGATTCTAACATCAACCACTGTTTGAACACCCTCAACTTTATCCAATTCTGTAAATAAATTCGAAATAACGATAGGTTGATTAATTTGCCATCTTTTTATATCGAAATACTTTTTCATTCTATCGATACAACTCAATATTACTTTATTTCCATTTTGATCTGGCATCGTTATAATTTCAAATTCAATACCGATGTTAATAACATATGCATCTTTTATATTTATAGCATCTGTCAACATTCGGTGATAACCAAGATATTCTTTTAAGTTTTCTTTTGTTGCATCATTAATATTTACAAGTTTTCCATTTGAATCATATCCAAGAACATAAAGATTTAATGCAAGTGGATTTGAAATTCTATCACTGTTGTAGATTGAATCTTCTGTTAACTGGTCATCTTTAGTAATATATGCCTTTGCAATGGCACCATATCGTTGTGGAAGTGAGTATGTTCTAATAATATAATCTTCTTTTGTGACCGCACGATTTTGTGATGCAAAATACGCCAGAGCATTTTGACGTATCTCATCAACGGTTTCAGATTCTTTACCACCAACTGCTGGTTCAGCGTTTGTTACAGCCAAACTCCCAATAGATTGTGCGTACAAATTTGAATTTAGACCAGTTTCATCTAATAAAATAGTTCTTGATTTTATACGAGTAATTGTTTCACTTGGAACGTTGTCTCTAATTCCACCACCAGTTGTATAATAGATTGTTATATCTGTATCGTTTGGTGCCAATCCATACGTTTTAGTGTATAGAAAATTTGATGGGTCAATATCAATTGATAGTGATGATTCGATTCCAGTCAGAGACGTTCCAATTAAATCTGGATTTGGTATTAAAAGTTCATCATCTAAGTTAGAAACCCCCGCACCAAATTGAATCTCAACAGAATTATTATCCAATTGACGTGTTACAAATCTTCTTGATATTTTTCTAAGTTTAAGAAGATATGGAGTTTCTTCTCGGTATCGATATAACGATTTATCATTTCTTACAATATTTGGAGTTGGTTCAAATATTGTATCTTGTGCAAGATATGGAACATGATACCATTTATTACCATCTGAATCCATACCGTATAATATATCGATGATATTTGTGTCAGCAAGATTTATCTTGTCATATGGTTTTGGTTCTGTAAAACTAAATGTTTTTGTTTTTATAGTACCCGATACCGCCTTTACAGATTTTTTAAGTAGATAATACGTTGGTTCATTAGAACCATCGACTTCAAAAACTGTTATTTCTGTTGGTTCAATACTGCTACTAAATTTAAAGTCCAAGTAATCAATTGTTCTAAATTCAGTAATAATATTTCGATTATCCGATGCAACAACCATACCCTGTTCGATTGCAAAGGCATATGAAAAATCAGGTCTATTCTGTGTTCCACTCCCAATTGATGGGACTATTTGAAATACATCCAATGTAACATTAGATGCAATATTTGTCTTTGGTTTGTATCCTAATGACTGTGCTATATTCAAAATATTCTGACGTTCGGATGCTTGTAAAATAAGAGATTCTTGTAAAGATGTATCTGTATAGTATGATAAAACATCACCAACATATGCGGCCATTTCTAAAAACATCATACCAGGAGATGATTCGTTAAAATCTTGGTATGTGTCTGGAAAATAATTCTTTGCAAAATCTATAAGATTCTGTTTAAGAGAAGGGAAATCTCGTGAAAGATACCTGATGTCTTTTTTTACTAAGTCAGCCATTAGTTTTGTGCCTCTTGGATTCTCAAATTACCCGTATCTGATATAAATATCTGAATTGGTAAATATATGTTTGTGCCGGTGATTTTAAGTTCCAAAACTATACCTACGGCGTGTTTAGAATCCAATACCCTTCCATCTTCAGTTAAATTGAGATTTACATCCAAACGTGTTATTGTTACATAAGGTATCCATGTGGTTATTGCACTTATTATTTCACCACGTATTCTATCAACAAAATCGTTTTCTTCCGTTATGTTTTCAAACAATATAAACCTTAATTCTGTTCCAAAATCTGGAAGTTCGTATCTTTCTCCTTTTGCAGTAAGTAATAGATTTTTTACGTTTGAAAAAACTTGAACTCTATTTGTGTAACTTTGAAAAAATATTCCATTCGGATTATTGAATGGAATAGTTACACCGATTGGTTTTACATAATAGTTTATTGATGAGCTTGGCTCATTTATAATAATACTTTTTCGTCTGAATCTAGCCAATCATTATGCTCCCTTTTTCTCATTGATTTTAGCCATCAAAGCAGAATAATCACGAGTCAATGCCTTTGAAACTTCGGGTGTTAAATCATTGGGATTTACACCAGATGGCACTGCTCCACCAGTATTATTTGCAAATGCATTCAATGAATTGGTAGTAAATGAAATTTCATTATCGTAATCCCCATCATAATTTTCTTGAAGTGATCGGCGTGTTTCTTCCAACAGTTCTTGAATTGCAGACATATTTTTTGGAGTTTGCGATTTCTTTTGATTTGATGGTTTTTTCTGTGAAATTTGTTGTGCCTCCTTGTAAAGAGAAACACCATGATTAATGGATTTAGAAACATCCACTTTCTTTTTTTCAGACAATTTTTTATCAAGAGCGTATTCAATTTCCTCTCGAATAATTGTTCTGACTTGCTTTAAAAATAACTTCGCGTCCATTTTAAATCATCCTTATAATAGTTTATATACAGATAATTATATCCATGTCATAATTGTTGGAAATGTTCTGTGTTCATTTTTTATTACTTGTTTTCCATCAACAAATAAAAATGTTGATCCACCGCCGTCAAAATTTATTGCATCGATGCAGCCATTTGAAAACAATTTATTTTGCACATCATTTAATGTTGCAGAATTTGCAACATATATGACAACATCACCTTTTTGAGTTATACCAACCGCAGTTCTTCCAGTTTTTCTAACAAAAGAAGAAGGAGACGATGGTAATTTTTGTTTTTCGCCGTTTTTTATCAAAGTTGGATAGCCAGCACAAGCATATTTTAATGTAGACCAAGTTGCAACATCAAGTTCATCAAAAGAATAAATTCCAGCTTCATCATTATTAGTTATACCAAATACAGGAAATCTTTGGTTATTTATTCTTCTAAAATCCTCACCATCTAAATCCTTATATGGTGGTGTTGGAGTTTCGTTGGATTCCCAATATGAAAGATTAGAATATGTTGTTACTCCGTATAATTTTTGAAATTCTTCAGGTGTTACTGCACCAGAACCCCGTTGGTCACTAAAAACGTTATAGAATTTTATATCAGATGGACTTACGGTTTCCACATATAATTGAATTGACTTTGTGGATTTACTTAAAAGCCAATCATAGTATTTTATTGTATTTACATGACGATTTTGATAGCTGTCTTGATTCCCTCGAACTCTTGCAGTTATAATTCTGGTTGTTTCCAAACTAACTTTGTTCGTATAAAGTATTCTATTATTTGGAGAAGACCAAAAAATAAGAGAAGCCAATACTGCAAATTTTGGATTTTCCGATACAACAAATGGCGTTTGTAAAAAATCTATATCATTTTTTTCAATAGAACCGTTCTTACCAAAAAACTTATTCATGGCCTTGTATTTATCAATTCCTGTAATTTGTATGATACCATGACCTCTATATGCATATCCGTCTGGGCTCGATGTATAGTGATATGGATTTATTTGATTTCCAGTAAATTTTGTTCCTTTTGGTATGTCTTTTGATGATGGTGATTTTGCACTAGATTCATTATTGAATCCATTTGCCATTCTACCACCATAATATGTGTCAAACATTCCGTTTTTATCCCAAGGGTTTTTAATAAAACCATAATCCCCTCTGCCATCAACATATCTAAACTCATTGTCTTGATTTGGTTGAAATCTTGAATTTTTAGAAAAAACACTTGTTATTCTACCGGGTGTTGTATAATATACATATTCTGCAGAACCCCTTATACTTTCGGCAGTAACTTGTCCCATAAAGTTTGCAAATCTTTCTCTGGTGTCAATGCCGAAATCATCCACTATATAATCGACGTATTGTTTTATAAATTTCGGTAACATATTATCTGGCATTTCTCTAATAAGAGATTTTAATTCTTCATTTGTTATATTTTTCGATGCTAATCTTTCGCGTTCTCTTGAATCAAGTACAACATCGGATGCACCAGATTGTCCTCTTGTTCTTGATTTTGTTTTTGTTTTTTGTTTATCTAAACGATTTGTAACTTGACTGGTTATTGGAGTTGATTCCGTAGAAAATGATCCTCTCGGTACAATCGTTCCACGTATGACATCTTCTTCATTATCCGGTGATAATAAATCTTCAAAAAAATCGTTTTGAACCTTTATAGTAGAATCATTAGGATTGAATGGTTTTTGTGAATTTTGGTCTTGGTTATTTTGTGTTACCGCCATGATTTTCTCCAAATGAAATTATGTATCACTTCGTTTCAAGAAAATGTCATCTTGTAATGAACCAGTGTCATTTGTATTTTTACTTGTTATTTTACCCATAAATTCACTATCAAATGGAGTTTGACCATCACTTAATCCATCATCGGTTTCCATATCTTGAACATGATTGTACCATTCTTTATCATAGAACCAAGTTACACTATTCTTATCTCTATTTCCGTAAACTTCAGATTTAGTTGGATCCCATAAAGCATTACCTTGCCATTCATTTGAAGTTTGAATCTGTCTATCGGAAAGTGATGTCTCGTTTGGATCCGAAGATTGACGTTGTTCTAGATTTCCTTCATTTCTAGATTCCTGAACTGCTTCTCGTTTTTCTTCATTTGCCTTTGCATCTTCTGTTGGACCGTTTGTAAATTCATTAACAAATGCCAACTGAGATTGAAGTTTTTCAATTTTCTGCTGTAGTGTTTTTGTTCTTGTTTTTAGTTCCACAAAACTCGGTGTATTTATAGGAAATCCAGATGGACCAAATGAAGTGGGTACTGTCAATTTTGTTACAGAAGTTAGAAACGAAGACAATATACTACATAAATCATTTAACCAATCCATTGTTCTATCACCAAGAAGAACTGGAGATTTTGCATTCAATCCGAGATTAATTCTTTTTGATTCAATCTCAACAACTTGTTTACCATCAATTGATATTGACTTTTCAGCAGAAAATCCTATTCCTTCTTTACTAAACACAATAAATTCTTGTTGTTTAGAATTGAATATTAATCTGTCTGATGAAATTATTACTTGATTTCCTGAGAATTTATTTTTCTTGTATAGATCTACGGATTTATCAGTTATCGAGGGTGTGTAAGTTGATGCAGGTGTAAATTTTACCTCTTGACCTGAAGTCATCCATATCGATGAATCATCTGTATCTGGATTTTCTTGAGTAAATTCATTATACTTTTTATTTATTGAATTTATTCCATTTGATATTATCAATATAGGATTTCCTGGGTCGCTGAGTCCTTTTGACCAATGTGGTCTTGATGGGTATGTTCGTCTTTCATCAATAGTTGAGCCAAATCTTATAGATTGCCCCCATCTTCCTTCTAAAATTATGTCACCAGAATATGGTTGTAACGGAAATACATCAGCGCGTTCAGGAAATACAGGATCTATTGTTGTTTGTGATGTGTTCTTTTTTGATGTATTTTTTACTATACCATCTTGAGCATTTTGTCTTTTTTCAGAATTATTCGGATTATCACTCTTTAGTATTTCAGATACACCGGGTAATCCATTGTGATGGATAGAACTTTGTATAGATACTGGATTTGTATAATAATATTCTTGACTGGTTCCAACATAACTGTTATATGGAGTTGGACCTTTTAGCAACATAACGACTTCCCCTGAAATCGGTATGTTTTTTAAGTTTGCGTCTAATGCTCTCGCTTGAATTGTGTTTTGTGCAGTTTGTGAACCAAATGAACCAAGAAGTTTACACTGTATTGTATAAAGTTTCTCTTTATCTTTTCCAGAAAAATCTACATCAACGACTTCTGCCGTTACCAGCTCATATTCCTGTCCGTTGAGTATTGTTTTGCGTGGATTCATTTTTGTTTGGTTCCTCTTCTGATTCGCCTATTGATTTTATTTCTTTTAGAAGTGCATCCTTTTCTTCATCCGTCAAAAATGAACTTCCTTCTTCAGTAGTTTTTGAAACCATTCGTTGAACAACTGCAGCTAGTTTTACAAGATGTTCATCGTTCTTAACTGATACTTCCATGTAATCCTTGATCACAGGAACAAGAAGAGCAGCATCACTTATGTTAGTAATTAACGGTTTCAAGTCCGCAATCAGAAGATTTATCTGACGGTCTTTCTTTTTTTGGTTCTCGTAAATATCTTTTAGTAAGTCCGAGAACTTTTTACTTCCGAATATTTCTGTATCAAAGCTCATATATTATAACTATGTTAGTCCTCAATAATGTCCTGAATGTCATACCAACTTAAGTTTTGTATCGTTGTCCCTTCACAATATTCTTTATATAACTTACCATAAATTAGTTTCATTTTAGTTATAACTCCGGTTATATACTGTGTTTTAATTCCAGTTCTTTCTCTAATAAGAATATAAAGTGCTTTCTTGTTATAATTTTCTATATTTTCTCTTGTTTTAAAAAGATGTAGTACAGAATCTGCAACTTGTATATCCTTATTCTTTGTAAATATAAGTGGAAGATATTGTTCAACGACTGCAACAAAAATGTCTATAAAATCTCGTTGTTCATCTATATACTCGTCTCGAATTTTTTCATTAACAATATTTCTTTCTGAATCAATATATTCTATATCTTGT